GTACTGTCATTAATACTTTTGTAACCGCAGTTACTCCTGTAACGTGATTCTTATCGCAGCTTATTTTTGTACGTTTTGCAAATTCAACATCTTTGCCATTCTTCGTGGCTTTTATTTTATTAGTTCCTGATGATGATATATTTCCAAATGTAATAACTAAAGAGGAATCAAAATACATTGTATTTCCCCCTTTATTACATAATCTTGGTTGACCCATAATACTTTCAGGTTTTGCTACCCATACTTTATTAATTGCCACCATAGTATTTGTATACTGTTGACTTTCTTTTCTAGAAAGAACAATTCTTTGATTTATAAAATTACCGAATTGTTGACTCATTGCGCCTGCTGCCCACTCATTATTCATGGTAGATTTCTCTACTGACATTCTACAAGGAATAGATCCTACTGAATCCCAAAAGAAACATATATCGTAAGGTAAATTGCCTCTCTTTTGTTCATCTAAAATATCCGCCATAAATGCACTGACATCTTCAATACATGTGAGTTTTTCTCTGTCTATAAACAAAAAGAATCCATTATAATCTGATACTACTCCATCTGCGTCTGCTACTTCGTTATACTTCAAACCCATTTGTCTTGCATGATCCCATGACCATTTCATTTCTGTGATAATAAAAACAGGTAGAATATTCATTTTTTGACAAGAGACTGCTGCTTCTAATAGAGCTGTAGTTTTACCAGTATCTGAATGGCCTCTTAATAATGTTATATGTCCAATTGGAATGCCTGGTATTTGTAATGCTTCTTGAAAAGCACTAGATACGGGTATCCATTTTTGATCTTTGAATTTAACCGATGTTGAACTTAAATTTTTAGTTTTTTTGAACTTATCTAAATTGAAATTGCCTTTGACGGCTTCAGATACAGTTTCATTGACTGTTTTTGTTGCTTTTGCCATAATTTTGTTTTAAAAAAAGCCCCTCTATCGATTTAGAGGGGACTTGTTAGTTGATCAAAGATCTCCAAATAAATCATCGATTTTGGAATCGATGTTGGATTTCTGTGTGTTTAGAGAATACTTTACGGCTGAAGGAGCCGGTGTTTGCCAAGGCAAATCTCCAACGTCTTCTTTGTCTTCGACAGAGTCAGCTTGTTGTTTGATCTCTTCTTCGGGGTGTAGATGAGACAACAGTGCAGCTTTCATTTCTTCGTAAGTGAAGCGCTTAAACAGAGTTGTTGGATCGGGTTGAGTTTCCAACCACAATTTAACTTTGTCGGCATCTTCAGAAAGAGGAGTGATTTTGGTTCTAACACGTACTGTAGATGTGTTATACATCAAACCAGTTGTTTCCTTTCCAGAAGTTTCGACAGTGATGTCGCGACCTTGAATAGGATCTGTGTAATCGCCTACATCTTCGTCTTCTACAAGAGAAAGCAAATCCATGTAAACTTGTTTACCAAATTCCCAAAGACGAACGCCTTTGTCTTCTTCGCCTCTTACGATGACCGGTACGAATACTCTCAATTTTGGTTCCAATTTTTTTGCAAGAGACCAATTGTCCTTTTCGCTAGATTTTCTTAAACCTTGAGCAAATTCTACAATTGGATCTTTTTCACCAAAGGTGCTTGGAGACACCATCATTTTGTTCCCGATTCCGTAGTGAATGAATACTTCCTTGAAAGGATTCTGCCTAGTGTAAGCAGAAGGAACGATTCTAATTGAATGCTTACCGACTGTGGGTTTCCAAATAGTTAGACTGAAGTCTTTCTTTTGGCCACCTCTTGGGTTTTGCAACGCGGATAAACGCGATTTGAGACTGTTTAAATCCATAACTTGATTGTTTTGTTTTAAATATATAACTGTTTATTGAATAAAAAAAATTCAATTATACGGTGATGATTTTATGTATCAACGTATTTAATTTTCTTAAGTTGGAATCTTGTGTCAAAAGGACACTGTTTTGGTATTCTTTCCAAGGTATTGGAAATGTAGGATCTAAAACTCCGTTGTTAATCGACTTGATTAATATATTCAACGCATTTATTGTGTAGAGCGTGTTGCTTTCTTTCTTTCGGTGTAGTAGAATCGTATTAGGTAAGATTCTAGTTTGTTTTCCTTCTTCTGGATCAATATTATATGTGCAAAGGTATTCGTCTGATTCTGGTGAGGATAGCACAAATATTTTACCGTAAAGTATTTTATACTCTCTGTTTATTTCCGCCAGTTTCTCGTCAATCTCTTCTTTAGCAGAAAAAGTACAAAATAATTTGTTGCTCATGTCTAATTGGTGTAGATATATAATGTCTTCCATAACCTTTTGTCTTTTATAAATATGTAGTTTTTATTAGAAAGAGTAATCTTTCCCGTATTTGTGTTTAACAATCATATCTCCTTTTTGGAGTATGTTTTTTATATCGATTAGTGTTTGCTTTTCGTCGTCTGCTGAGAAGTCAAATAAGAAAGAATCGTATGTGATTAGTATAAGTTTCGTTTTCTTGTTTTCTAAATACTTTATTATATCTTCTATCTTTTCAACATTTTCTTTCGTCTCCATGTTTTGGACTATGTAGTTGAATAGTTGCAGCTTGTTTAGTCCGTGTGTTTTCTTGATTGTCCTCCCTGTCGGCAAGACTACAGCTCCAAATGTATTGTATTTTTTCCATTCTGTTTCAATATAACTATTCAGTGAAGCAAAAAAAGGAATTTCTTTGTATTGTTGTTCTATTCCGCCATATAGTTGTTTGAAAGTGATCTCTTTTGCTTTCTTGTATTCTGCCTCGTCTAATACTTCAGTTTTAAAATACTGCTTGCCTAATTGTACATGAATAGATTTATCATCTGGAAATGTGTATCCCGTTAATTTCGATATCAACCTTAAGTGATAAGAATCAAAATCAAATTCGACTAGCAAATCGTTTTGCGGAACGAAGCACTGTCTGTGTTCCTTGTCTTTTTGAATAGCAAGGAAATTAATTCCATTAAAAGCATTTGTTGGTCTGCCAGTAACATTATATAAATTGTAAGATCCATAAATTAGTCCGTTTTTTATTGAAAATTGTTTTACGTTAGTTTTGTAAACCTCACTAAAAGCAGTTTCATCTATAGCTATTCCTGCATCTTCTACTTTTTTGTAGGCATTCACTAGCCTGTCTTCCATTTCTATATCTGTCTCTAACTCCAGAAGATGTTGGAGTCTGTCCAGCAGACATTCGCACTTTTGATAGTGTTTACTTATGGGTATTATTTGGTTGAGATTGGGATCGTCTGGGTACTTCTGATAGAAATCCCTGTGTAATACTGTGCTGCAATCGAACTCTTCGAACTTTCCTGATTGATTCATGTTAACAAATTGCAAGTCTATGCAATTGTCTATGTCTAAAAAATAAGAGTGAAATTTCTTGTCAAGTACATATACTTTCTTGTGCTTGTTTATGAAATCTTGTATGGGATCCAATTCCAAGTGAAATCCTTCAGAGTGATTCACTACAAAGATATAACCTTTTTTAAAGTCGTTATAGTATATAAGGGAAAGAGAGCTTAATTTGGGATGGCAGTTATCGTTGCCTGATATCGCCTGAATGAAACAGGAGTCGCTTGGCGACATTTGAGACAGCTGATCGATATGTTCTACAACAAAATACATAACCTTTTAATTTAGATCTAAAATAATCAATAACTGCAACAATATGAAGTTTATCTATTCTGTGGGTCTAGCAAATTTTGAATATTCTCCACCAATAAATTCTACTATGCCTATAAATGTTTTGTTTGCTGTTTCTACCAATCTTTGATTTGTGTCTATTATTCCCGCTCTAGTATCATACTGAGAAATTCTTTTATTGTTCAAAGGACCTGTGAGTTTCCAAAATATATCTTGTATAAGCCAATAAGACACATCGTATGGAACGCTTCCATCTTTTATGCCTGAGTATTCTGCTGGAGATATTTCTATAACGTATCCGGGTGTGTTTATTTTTTTAGTGAAATACCTCACTATATATCCTTTGGTATAATCGGATTCTATTGGAATAGGGAAATACGAAGTGGGTTCTCCTCTAAATACTGCTCCGGGTATGACTACTGGATTTGCATAGACTAAATTATTAATAGTTGCTAGATTCTCTCTTAAATTCTGACTCATTGGAGTTGTATTCATATATTGAGAATTAACAAAGGTGGGGATTTTAGTTAACAATTCATTTTTTCCATAAACAGGATTTTCACCTGTATAGAATTTTCCATCAAAATCCTCATAATATTTTCCCTTATAAGGTTTTCCATTGAGATAAAATTCATTACCCGTTGTTGATTTAGGCGGTTTTATTTTTGATTTAGGATAATATCTTATAGCCATACTTTATGCTTTATTTGATACGTGAACGTGATCATCGTGTTTAGGGAAACCAAACGTTAATACTGCTTTAGGATTTCCACTTTCACTATTTTTTTTATATCCCATATCTACTAATGCCTGAGTGAATTCTTTTATTTTTGCAATATTAGAAGCATTCGGTCTTACTGAAATTCCGTCAATTATTGCGATATCAACAGCATTTCCATATGTGTGTCTAGAAGGAGGATCCGTATGGTGACCGGATACTGCTGTTGTAACTGAAACAGTTACCCCACTTTTAACTGCTGCATCACTCACGTCTTTTAATACATTTGGATTTATTTTATCAGATGCTGGATTTCCTAATCCTATATTTGAGTATTTAACATTTGGATATGCAGACGGAGTAGACGGGAAATTAGATGCCGGAGCTGAATTACTATAATCAGTATCAGTCGTGTCCTCTGCAGGAGTTCCTATAAAATCGCCCTGCGCTAAATCCTTTTTAAAATTAAATCCGGTTCCAACAAAATCATCAGCATCTTTCAAATATATCATATTTGCTTTTACTGTGGTCTCCCAAATATTTCCTTGTAAGCTGTTATTTAAACCTACAACCACAAATCCTATTCTCTTGTTATCTTTTTTATCTTTTCTTCTCGAAAAAGAGTTGCTATATGTATTTGGCAACAATTCTTCAGGCAAAGCAAATGCGTGTCCCATTGCCAAACCTGCCAATCCATCAGTTTTAAATTCAACTGAAACAGGTATCATAGCTGACGATCTGGTTCCTGAGTGTTGCGACTTTCTTTTATTCATTCTTTCTATGTAGTAATTAGTTGCAGAGCTGATATCGTCTACAGAAGGACTGTCGGTAGAAAAACAACTTCTAATAAAAGCATTGAACATCTTAGCAGAGGATTTGTCGGCTTTGTTTATATCTTTTTTTCTAAGGTCCTCGGCTTTTTTTAATTCCTCGGCTTCTTTCTTTATAACGTCAGCCGATTTTCCTGATGAAGCTCCAGCGGATAACGCTTGTACTTTATATCTGTCTATAAAATTAACGTTCATGTGACCAAATGGACTGCCGTCTTTTCCTGAATCCGAAGTTTGATCGGAATTAGAGGATATCGCTATCATATTAGCCAATCGACTGCTGACTTCTGTATTGATGGATATAGATTTAGCTATCGAGTTTACTCCAAAAAGAGGAAGAGTATAGATATCGCCACTAGGTTGGTCTATTTGAGCCCTTAAATAGGTTGCCTCATTTGCATGAGGAGGACAAAATTGATCATCTGCTATATACAAACAATTTCCAGTATCAGAGTACGCTATCCTAAAAATATTTATATCTCCTAAACTTTTGTTTAAATCATTTACTAGCTGCTGTAAAAATTGTTTTAAATATACTGATTGCGATTCATTGTTTGAAGCGAAATTTTTACATAAATTTAATATGTAGTCCGTATTAACTAACGCATTCATTATTAATCCCCTATAAGCAGATATTGGCTCTGGAGATGGATCTTTGAAATTAGGCAATTGCGCCGATAGAAAATCGTTTTGTTCGGGTAAAAATACGGGTTCTGCAGGATCGTCTTCTGTGCCATCTCCTACAAATGCTTGTCCTTTAGATTTTTTAGTTACTGCATCGTCGAATAGCGTAAAATACTCAGCGTTAGTGCTTCTCCATGGTATTATAAATTTAAGTGGATCAGTAGATAATTGCATTGGCTCTGATAAGCAGATATTTGTATCAGGATTAAAATCTAGATACAAAAGCGGAACTTGATCTTTTGTAAAAACAGTTTCTCCTTTTTCAGAATCATATATCGTACACATGTGATTTATGAACATAAACAGTAGTCCTAATTTTATGTAAACTGGATAATTTACATCGGTTCCACTAACTATTCCTCCATTTATTTTGTATGGTACGGCCCAAGCTTTAAATAGATCTTTAAAGTTAACTTGCGGCACTTCTAATTTACCATCAGAAGTTCCCATTAAGTTGTGATTAAAACCGTACGATGCATAAGCATACATTAATTTTTGACGATTTTGATCTTTATTAATGTTTTGATATTTTTCAGGAATAGTATCTTTTCCTAGATCATCTACAATCTCGCTAAGTACGCCATTTGCAAATGCTTGAACTATAAAACTATTTTTTCCTCCGCCTTTATATAAGTCAACCTCTTTTACTCTTAGTTGTTTTTTCTCTAAAAATTCAGTTAGTCCATATAGTTGAATTGATCTTATAAAATACTCTAATCCTGAATGGTATTTTTGAGCTTCCTCTTCTGTTACCGTTGCTACAGTTGGTTTTTCTTCAGGCTCAGGAGGAGGAGGCGCTGCTGCTGTATTTTGTTTAGCAATTCTATCTGTATAATCTTTGAATGGGTCTCTTGCAGCATCAGCTGTTAATTTCAAATCGCTTATTATAACACCATCACAAAAAGTAAATTTTATTGGTATACTTGTTTGTTTTCTTTTAGTAGGAGAATCTCCTCCTGGATTTGGAATATCTCTAAGTACAGAATTTCCTGCGTTATCTAGATATGTTTCTTTCTCTGGAGTTTTATTATCTACTTCTATATTAAGAGTAATTTCGATTGTAAAACCTGTGCCTTCGCTAGTACGCGGTAAATCGTATTTTATAGTTCCACCGCTATCTAAATAATCTAATTGAAAAGTGTACGGATTTTTATACATCTGTAAATTAAATGAATCCCAATCTTTTTTTACTATTCCACCTCCTCCTGCTGACCATAATCTACTTATTTTATCCATAACATATAAGTAGTATCCTGATTTTTTAAATTCTCCAGGAGCGTTATATTTTTTTGAAAATGCCTCTGCAGCTTCTGAACTTATTTTTGATTGATCTATTTTAAAATCTATTTTAAATGGATATTTTCCGTTAGGTCCATCGAGATAATTTAAAATATTAACTGTGTCTGGATCAAATGTGTTATATTCATATACAATGCCTTTGCCTCCAGTTTTTCCAAAAGGGTAAAAACTTTTACCGTCTCCATTAGTAGATATTTTTTTTAGTGCATTAGAAACCTGATATGTATTTGCTGTGTAACTTTCATATAGCTTTTTATTTTTTTCATTATCGCTATATATTCCCAATCCCAATTTTTTTGGATATATTGAATATGCGACTGCTGGCTCTCTCGCATCAGAATCCGCGAATACAAAAGCGCCATATTCTTTTCCAGCATTAAAAGGCGGTAGCACTCCCGAATCTAAAGAAGACCCATACTTATTTGGATACTTTGCTGCAAAAAACTCTTTAATAGTTTTCTTTTCTACTGGTGCTGCTACAGCCTCTTTTTTCGCTACTTCTGCATTTAGCGCCGCGTTCTTCTTCCTCTCTTCTGCCGCTAAAGCATCAATTTTTTCTTGTTCTATCTTTTGTAGAGTTCCAATCAGTTTTTTTATAACTTCTGTATTTAGCGATGGTAAAGCTTGAGTTTGATTCAATTTTGTAGAATCCGCTAAAGCGCCCAAAGCTATTATCTTAACTGTACAATCGAATCCACCTTCTTGATTATATGTGAAATTAAAATTTGTGCACATACCCAACATTCCATCGTAATTGCCGTTTGTCTTGCTTACATTCTCTGCTATTTGACGAAGTATCTTTTCTTTTTTTACGCCCTTCTCAAATGGATCTATTTGAACAAATTCTGATTTCTGCAATTTTTCATCATTATCGTAATAAACAGTGTGGCCCCACTCCAAAAACATTGTGTATCCCAATTTGAAGTAAAGAGCATCCATAACGTCCAATTGGTATTTATCCCAAACTTTGAAGTTTATAGTTGCCATTCTTATAGATCCCAATCGTCCTTGAGTTTCTATACTAGCATCTGTTATACCTGGCATTGGTCTATAACCATATTTGTTAATTTCTGGTTCTCCTAATGGACTATACGCCGCTTTTATTCCCGATATTCCTGATTTTAAAGTATACGCGTTGTTGTTGTTTTCTGAAACTCCGGCAAATAGTACGAATCTTTTTGCTAAATCATCAGGTCCGCTTAGATCTAGAATAGGAAATAAATCATTGAAATATTTCTGATCTTCTCCTATCACTTGAACTGAGGAGACCATTCTAACCCAAGAAGTCTTATTTGCTAAATAAACAATATCATCGTTATTTCTAGTATAGCCAACATTTTTTTTCGATCTAATCTTTAATTGTTGACCAAGAGGGCCAGGAATAGGCACTCCTAAAACGTTCGATATCTTATTACTCATTCCGGCCATAACTATCTAATTGAATTTACTGAATTGTATTTGTTGATTGCTGCTTTTACGTCTGAAGGTATTCTCAATTGACCTCCTATTGGCGGAACTAAAGAATCTCCTGATAGTCCATTAGCTGATGCTATTACCCACCAAAGACTAGGATCTTTATATATATCATTTGCTATAAGATCTAATCTATCTCCTAGAACTGTTATTACATACATGTCGTCCTCAGAAATAGGAATATCTGGATATATGTTGTTGACATAATATTCGTTTCCAAATTTATCTAATTGTTGTTCCGCTATGTTTTGGTATCTATATGGCATACGAAATTAATTATGTGTTTAAAGGAGGAATTGTTCCAAAAAGTAAATCATTATTATTTGAATTTGCTAAGCCCGATAATTGATTCCCTCCATTTAAATTAAGATTAGTGTTATTTTGTAGAGTTCCTGCAGCTATAGTGGTTCTTTTTCTTTTCTGTCTTATCAAATCTACTTGTTTTACTGTATCATTAACAACTATTCTTTGTGGTAGTCGTTCCAATATAGGTTTGAAACTAGTTGATATATCTACATAGTGAGGCAATTGACTGCCTTCGTCTATTTCCCAGGTACTAGATTGATCTATGCTTACGTTAACGTTTTCTAAATATCCTGGTACTCTGTATAGATAATCTCCTATAGTTAATTTAATTATTGGAGCTCTCATATATCCAGCGTTAGAATAATCAGGATATACTTGAGACATCAAGAAGTTTACTTTTTTATATATGTTGTCTAATTCTTGTTTCGATCCCACAGCTATTTTAAATCCAAAACTAACGCTTCTATCGAATCCTCCATAGGTATAGAAGTTTTCTCCGCGTCCCATGTACTTAAAGCCATTCCACTGTGCAGAATTTGAATCTGTTATTGAAGATAGATGAGCTCTAAAAAATACAGCATCGGACTTTGATGTATCATCGCTATTTATGCACTCAAATACAAACTTTATAATATCGTCTGTTTCATTTTCTTTACCTTGCGTTGTCCATGGAGCTGTATCTGAAGCAAAAGGAAATACTGGTGATTTATTCATTTTATCTACTCTGCCATCAAAAAATCTTATATCGACTCTCTGAGTCTTGTCATTTCCCCAATTGCTGCCTGATATTTTACCTCCCGAGTAATTCAATATGGAATCTCTAAAATCTCCATAACTGTTTATAAGTTTAGCAGGCGCTTGAGCTCTCGAAGAACTCTGTTGCATGAGCATATCGTACGTAAATCCCAAAGTCGTCATTGTGGTAGGTCTCAGCTCTGTTTTAAAGTTGATGGCTTCAGTCGTATCAGCGTCCTTAGATCTTCTAATGGTTGTGCTTCCGATGCCATAAACTGATCCAGGACCTCCTAGATATTGAAATAGTATGTTTCTATTTAGAGATATTCCTAATTTATTAACTACCGTTATATTTGCAACATCTCCTAAAGTAGACACTTGATTTGCGGTAGTTTTTGACTTCATTTTTAAAGAAGCTAAAATAAGCAATCGATTGTTTTCTGATGCTTCAGTATTATTCATGCCTTTTTCTGCACCAACTACGTCTTGATAGAATTTCTCTAGGGGATTATATGGCATACTACCTATTCTTGATATGTGAGTGCCTGTTCCTTGAGCTCCGACTTGCGCTAGTAAATTTCTACCATTATTAAATAGTTGAGTATTTGGTATTAAACTAGGTATTGAATTAGTTCTCAGAGTGTATATAGTATCTCCTGTCTGTATTTTTGGATTGGATAGTTGTAGTCCCTGTTGTTTCAATAAGAACGATTGTCCTCTTGGATCGTCTTTTAAGAATCTTGAAATTCTCTGCTTATCAAAATCTGCAGACGGCGTGAAAGTCTGTTGCCCCAAATCGAATACTGCTGATCCTCCTCTTACTGGAAAATCTAAACCAGTTCTATTTGTACTATAATATTTTCTAAAATCATCTTTAATTCCTGTACTGTCTATTGGAAATTGAACATACGGTAGACCTGAATTTCCTCCTCCTGGCATATCTTTATCGAAAGGTAAATTCCTTTGAGTAAAGTTTCCAGGTCCACCGTAATAGTAGAAAAAATCTGGTTTGTTATTTAGTAAATCTATTAATGGCATGATTTATTATTTTGTTGATGGCATTGGAGACGCTATTTTTGATGCATCTGTTCCTGCTGAGGTATCGTTTAACGTTTGTACTGTTTTCTTGCCTGTCATTGGATCTACAGTTATATATATGTTTGGACTTGATCCTCTGCTCATTGATTTTCCTGTATTATCTAATTGTGATGGTCCAGCGGCTTTCACTGTTTCCGCAGCCATATTCATAGGAGATATGGATGGAGATGATGGCGCTGATGCAGCGGGCGCAGATCTAGACTTTCCTCCAGCAGACATTGCGAATCCTATAAGAGCAGCTCCAGCAGCAAGGCCTATTGCAATAGCTCCTGGTCCAGTAAACCACGATCCAGCTGTTACAGCAGCAACAGCTCCCGCTGTTCTTTCTCCTGTTAAGACAGCCTCTTCTACTATGGCTTCCCCAGTTGTTACTAATCCAGTTTGACTTGCCACATTTTGAGAAATTTGAGATGCTAATAAAGCATTATTCAATGTTAGCTGTTCTACTTGTGCTAATTTCAATCCCATTTCTGTAGCTAACTGCTCTTTCTTTTGAGCTGATATCATTAGAGAATACGCTGCCATGCCTGCCATAACAGATCCAACAATTATTAATGTTGCTTTTATATTTTCTGTGTGAGAAAAGAATTCAGCGACGTGAGCAACCATCTCTGCAAGACCTTGAGTCATTTTTCCTATCTCATCGGATATTCTTTCCATCGTTGCTTGCATTTGCTCTTGAGCGGTAGCTCTTTTAGCGTCTTGCGCTGCTTGATCTCCTATTTTTGCAGCTATGTCATCGTAAGACATTCCCATAGCCGCTAAGTGATTATATTGAGTTTGTAAAGATTTACCAGCATCGTCTCCAAGCAATTTAACCATTTCTTGTTTGTGATACATTTCGTCCATCTGCTCTTTAGACAATCCAACAGCTTCTGCAAATGATTGTTGTTGAAGAACATTCATTTTACTGTATTCTGCAGATGTCATCATCTTGCTATTCAACTCCTTCATCAAGCCATCTGTGTCGTGGTTTAAAGCCAATTCTCTAGCTTTAGATAGATTTAAATCTTTACCTGTCAGTAATTGAGCTTCGAACTCTTTCGATATGCTTGATTCAAAATCTAATAAAGAATTTCCTTGAGCGTTTATTGTGTCGAGTGTTGTACCAAATTTTGTAGCTGTCATTACAGCTGCAGTCAACTGTTTTACGTTGCCTTTGAAGTTATTTAAAACCGTAGTAGAAACTTTTGAAATGGCTTCTATAACTTGTTTTTCAGACATATTCAATTTAAGAGACGCTCCTATTGCTTTCGATGTGCCAACTACGTCTGAATATGTTTTTGTTAGTGTTTTTCCAGTTTTTAATGCACTGTATTGTAAAAGCTGCATAGATTCTGCACTCACCCCTAATCTTCTTTGTATGCCCGCAGTAGTAGTTAGAAATTCAGCATTTTGAGGACCCATGAAACCTAATGTATCATTCATTTGTCCATAGGTATCAGCTAACTGTTTAGCAGTCATCGCTAATTGTCCATTGGCCATTGCCATGCTTTGGAAGTTGTTAAGCATTTCTCGACCTTCTGTAACTGAAACTCCCATTGCTTTTGCAACTTCAAACTGCTTGTCTTCGTATTTTAAAGAAACATCAATTAATTTTTTTATTCCTATAAATACTAAACCAGTCATGGTAGCAAGATCTCTCATAGCTAATCCTGCTGATTTAAAGCTCTCTTTCATTCCAGCACCCAAAACTTTCATTTTACTGCCACCGTCTTTGGCAACCTCTCGCATTTTTTCATTGATCTTTTCGATCTCTAAAAATCCCCCTACTCCAAGTTTATCAAGTACAGTAGAAAGTCCTTTAACAGCAGCGCCCGTAATTCCTAATTGATTGGTTATTTTTTGCTCTTGGGCCAATCTCTCTTGAGCGCCTTTTAATATTTGATTGGATAATTGTAAATTGCTTTGATTTTCTAATTTCTGTTGCTCAGTAAGACCAGTCATCTTACTAGCAATAGTCAATCTTTGTTGCTCTTTTTGTATTTTTGCTATAGTCTTTTCAAGATCTTTCTTATCCATCTCATAAATGCCTTCTTTATCTGAAAGCAAATCTTGAGCAAGATTACTTAATTTTTTTGTAGCAGATACAGACTCTGATAAAGCTTGATTACCTTTTTTTAAGAAGTTAACAGAATCTTGAAAAGCTTGTGATGCGCCTGCAAAGTCAGAATGAAGATCTTTTACTTCCGATCTCATCTGCTTCAGCACTTTTATTGCCTCGGTTGGTTTAACGCGATTAATAAAAGTTTCATAGCTCTCATTAACGCTCTGCTGTAACTCTTGAGCTAGCTTTTTATATTCTGTAAAATCTTCTTTAGTAAATTGAGTTTTATCTTTAGCCATCTATTATTATGTATTCATTTTGTATAAATATTTTACAAAACTACTTTATCGCAGATTTTATTTTAGAAACGAAATCTGGAAGGTTTACTTTAGACATATCTTTCATATTCTTTATTGGATTGTTGGGATCTATCTTGCTTTTTCCAGACGCATTATCATATTCCTCTTTCTCTTTCATATAGAAATCGTTAATACTCTTGTGCGTAAACTTTCTTAGCCAAATAGGCATGTTATATATGGTATCCCAATTGTAACCTCCTTTACCGTGAAAAACAATCTCATGGATTTGATTAAATAATATCGGCCTATATGTCGAACTGTGGATAAAAAAATGAAATCCCAATAGGGAGTGACACACCCTCCTCTGTGTATCCATCAGATCCTACAAAAGTAAAAGTCATATCCATATCTGGGGTAATAGATTTGATATATTTTCTTAGAGCCATAGAATCAGAGGCTAACATTCCATTATCTACAAAATCTCTAACAACTTTTTTATCTGTGGTACCATTAACAGATAACACGTGTTGTTTCAACCTGATTGTAACTTCTCCCGATTGCTTAATTTTATTAAGAGCTTTCAATTCAGCGTCTACTATCTTGTCATCTGCATGCGTCAATATTTTGAAAGTAACTTCATTGCCTGAGTTAGGTAGTACATAAGAAATCTCATTAGTGTTATTGAATAAAGAATAATCTACCTCTTTCTCTTTTAATTGAGTTAGATCTACTGTTACTTGTTCTTCTACACCCGACTCAGGATGCTTTACTTTTACTTCGTAGTCTTTACCATATCCCAAAATTCTAGCAGCAAGCAATATTGCATTTTTGTCTCCTGCGATTAGATCGTTGTAGTTTATCTTGCTAACGATCATAGACTGGAATAGTTTATCGAAAACTATGCCTTGAGAGATGTAATTCTGGTTAGTAAGAATGTCTTCTTCTTTTGCGGTCATGTACTTCATCTCTATTTCTCCTGATGAAAGTGGATTGTCTTTTGGATAAACCAAACCTTTTGATGGCAATTTTATTATTTCTGTTGGTAGTGTAAAACCTTGTTGTGTCATAATCTTTGTTTTTTATTTATAAATATAAACAATTAAAGTTTCCTGCATAAAAAAACCTTCCAAGTGGAAGGCTTATTTGTAATATACTTTATATCCATTAATCATTATTCCTGGTTTCTGTTTCATTCTATATATCATAGTAGATGTTTTAATTCCGACAATTTTACTTAATAGATGAGCGCTGCCTGCTTCTACTATTTTTCCATCTTCAGTTTCATATATAACTGATCCTTTCGATGCTCTGGATTCCGCTCCTACTTTTCCTAATTTTGATCTTGTTGCCGCTTCAGATATGTTTTTTCTTTGTTCTTCTGTTGGAATCCAATTAGCTTTACAATTTATACCATTTTTATTGCCTTTCATTTTTTTACTCATCTTTTTTTTCCAATCTTCTTTTTTTTCTCTCTTCCAAAGAGGCATAAGTAGTTCTCTCGCTTCTGAATATTCTTGTTCTGTTAATTTTCTTTTACCATCATAAGCCATTCGATGGAAAGCCCATAACATTTTTTGACCATATACTGGATGTGATTTGAATTGCTCTGCTAGTATCTTATGAACTTTATAATGTTCTCTTGCGGTTAGTAGCACTTCTGCGCTTTTCTTGTTAAATGACTGTGGAATAATGTGATGTGATTCGTAGTAAACATCTTGACCTTTTTTGCGATTACTAAGTAATGCTGTTCTAATAATTTTGAAATAAGTTGTAAGCATAAAAAAACCTCCTTTATTATAAATATCAGAGGTTTTAGTTCGTTATTAATTAAGTACGTAAATTTATTAATAATTAAGCATCAGTAGTTCAAAATGCAATAATCCATTCCGATAGACAAAGTCAATTCGGTAGGATCAGAACTTGCCCAATCGTAAGATCCGAAAGATGCTTCCTTGATGAATGCTCCTTTGATGATCCACTCTGATACAACGTCTCCAACCGGTCCGATGATCGATAGGTTCAAATCCTTCTTGTAGAAGTCAGAATAACCGTCTCTGCCTGTTACAGATTCGTGATGCAAACGCACCCATTCCATAACGGCTTGTTGGCCTGAAGGAGAAATTGGGTTGTAAAGAGCTAGACTCATGTCCTTCCATTCTGCTTTGCCTTTTAACTTGCGATACACGTTCATGTGTTCGATCTTGATTTCATTCAAGGTAACACCAGGAGCGTCGGCTTTTTTGATCATGTAAGAAGGAATACCATCTACATACATGATGAACCTGTTATTAACAGTGGGTTCAAACGCCGTAAACATTATTTCATTTGGATCCAATACTGGCATGTTATATTAATTTAATTCTTTTATAAATATTATATTCTTTATTTTTTTCTAAGACTTGTCTTCTGAACCGGCTACAGATTTTTGCATACCTTGTTTGTAGTCAGGTTGTTGATGTCCAGCTTCGTATCCAATTTCGTCTTCCATTCCCTCTTCCTTTACTGATTTGTCTTTTGCCATAGCTTTAACCAATTTTTCCAAAGCTTCCAATCTTTCTTCGACAGTTTTTTCTGTTTTTTCTCCCTCCATTTTAGGAGCTTTAGAAGATTTCATGCCTTCTACTTTTGGTTT